CCCCTCATTCTCAATAATATTATAATTGTTGTTTTGCATATACGTTTGTATCCAGTCTTCATTTTTATGTTTTGTATATTTTTTTCTTTCGACCGCTGCTTGTGTTTTATCTTGTGATGTAATCGGTATATTTTGTTTGTCTGCTTCGTCAGCTTCTATATCGGCTTCATCCTCGTCTTCGTCAGCTTCATCCTCGGCTTCATCCTCGTCTTCGTCAGCTTCTATATCGGCTTCATCCTCGGCTTCATCCTCGTCTTCGTCAGCTTCATCCTCAGCTTCATCCTCGGCTTCATCTAGTTCGTCTGCATCATCCCTGGTTTTTTTTGTATTATACATAACTTTGTCAATATAATCTTTATTTACATACGAAAATAATTGGATAGGACCGATTTTTTCAATATCTACATCGCCATCATCATCTAATACGCTTGGTTGTGTATTAGACATTATTTCGTATAGTCCAATTTGAGAATGAACCTTATCATTTTTTATAATATATACCGGATAATATACAATTTCTTTATCTATATATGTGAATTTTGGAAGACCTATGGCAATTATAATTGACATTTCAAACAAGGTCATTTCATATAAATTAGCTTCAAAGTTTGTATCTTCTTCGGAGAGATATTTCAGTTCTGAATAGTTTATAGTATCATTCAATTTAGATTTCATTATGTATATAATCCTCTATAAAAATAAACATATATTTCTTAATATAGTAGGAAATATATGACGGTGTGATGATTACGTATTTAAATGATCTATTATATCCATATGCTTGAATACTGTTTTATTTGTAAGTGACACGTGTTCTTTTGGTTTCATTTTTGAAATAGAATTTACGTTGTTTACTATTTTACACCATTTGTCAGATGTATGTAATATATCTTTTCCTGAAAGAATCATACTGCCTGTTATTTCAGATAATTCATCTACTATTTCATTATTGTTTTCTATTTTTATTAGATAAAACATACGTTCTTGAATATTGTGAATGATTTCACAAATTTCTGAAACCTCTACAATCGAATGTTTCGTTAAATTGACTAAAAATACTGCAACTGCTTTTCTGCGAGTATTTTCTTTATTATTTTTACAAAATAAATCGTAATTTGTATCCGGATTGCAATATTCTATTTGTTTAGTATTTTCTTGAAAAGAATTTAATGTTTCATATAGTGATTTATGTATAAAATCATATTTATGATACAGTTTTGAAAATAATTCAGCATACATATTGGAATAAAATGATGTTTCACTTACAATAGAAAATATAGTCGTTCCCAGCTTAACTAAATCGTGCTGTTGTGACAATAATACTTTGTCGATTTCTTCAATAATAATAGGGTACATCGTTTCATAAGTATTGGAAGTAATTTTATTCAAAGTTTTACGAATTACGTCGATGGACCGTTCAATACCTTCATGTACTACACGTTGTGTAGGCACAAAATGTCTAATAGTTTCCCAATCTTCATATTCTCTATCCGGGAGTTTTTTATGATGTGATTTATTTTCTTTTTTCAAGAATTTTGGTGTTTTAACATATTCTGGTGACCCAACTTGTTGTGATATCTTTTGTATAATAGAAATAATACTTTCATCTAAATTATAGTTAATTCCGTTGTGTTTAATGTCTTCAATGTCTGATAAAGTGTACTGTATGGTTGTCATAACGCAGTTGATTGTACATGTTCTACCTCTTCTAAATTGATTTAAATATACAATATCAAGATAATTGTAACTAACTTAAAAAAAATATAATACTTTATGTTAATGTCAACTGATTATAATGATATAAAATGTATTGAAAATTGGGATGACTTAGATATACATCGGAATATACTAAGAGGTATATATGCATATGGGTTTGAAAAACCCAGTCCTATTCAAAAACAAGCGATAACTCCTATGTTAGCGAAAAAAGATTTAATTGCACAAGCACAGTCAGGGACAGGTAAAACAGGATGTTTTACGGTGGGTACACTTGCTGTAATTGATACATCTATACCACAATTACAAGCGATTTTACTTTCTCCAACAAGAGAATTGGCGATGCAAACCCAAAAAGTATTAAATTCTATTGGGTCATTTGATAATAATTTACGAACCCAACTATTGGTAGGCGGCATATCTACTGAGGAGTGTATTTATTCATTAACAGAACACCCACCACAAATCGTAGTTGGATGTCCTGGACGTGTATACGACATGCTATGTAGAAAAAAAATTTTACCCAACACATTAAAATTAATTGTATTAGACGAAGCAGATGAATTGTTGTCTTCAGGATTTAAAGAGCAAGTCTACAATATTTTTCAATTTATGCCCACCGATATACAAGTAGCATTATTTAGCGCAACCTTACCGAATGAATTACATACTCTTACAGATAAATTTATGCGTGACCCTGTAAAAGTACTTGTTAAAGCAGAATCATTAACCCTTGAAGGAATATCACAGTATTATGTAGCTATTGAAAACGACGAACAAAAATTTGATTGCATAAAAGACCTGTTTAGCTCTTTTAGTATGTCGCAGTGCATTATTTATTGTAACAGTGTTAATCGAGTTCAAGATTTATATAATGCTATGCTGAGAGATAATTTTCCGGTTGGTCAAATCCATTCAAATATGGATAAGGAAGAGCGGACAAACAGTTTCGAAAATTTTAAAAATGGTAATACAAGAGTACTAATATCTTCAAATGTAACCGCAAGAGGCATCGACGTGCAACAAGTCAGTACAGTCATTAATTTTGATTTACCGTTGTGTGTTCATACATATCTTCATCGTATTGGGCGAAGTGGTCGTTGGGGAAGAAAAGGTATAGGTATAAATTTCGTAACACGCAGAGATAATCATAAACTAAAAGAAATTGAATGGCATTATTCTACTGAAATTGTAAAAATGCCTGATAATTGGAATGATACTCTTGTAAATAGCGTATAAAACTAGTTATATTCCTTACATTATTATCTTGATAATTAAATAGATGATACAAGATTTGTTATTTAGTAAATCGTCTAAGCCAAAAGAAACAGTCTTAGATCCTTTAAATGCTGCAGGATTTAGAATTCCAATTGCGTATTTAAAGGATAAAACAAAAATTAAAAAAGAATTATCAAATGACCTTGAATTATCAAGTGGAGAAAACCCTTTATATGAATCTATATTTGACGTTCAAGATGATATACATAAATTGTCTTTACATCAACATTCTACTTGGTATACCACAGATAAAAAATATCTAAGAGATACTAAATTTATTTTGAAAACTAATATACCAAAACCTCCTAATCACGAACGGATACTTACATTTAGAAATGATTTAATAAAACCAGAAGATTTTCTAGAAAAATATAATTACGTTGAATGGGATAAATTACAATTTATTAATACAAACAGTCATCTATTACAATGGATGAGTGTTTATAACATATGTTCTCCTATTATATCATTAGCGCTACCGATATTTCTTTTGTTAATACCATTTTTTTTAATACGCATACAAAATAATTCTATAACATGGGATAGTTACTATCAACATCTTAAATTAGTCTTGAAAAATCATAGTCTAGGACAGTTATTTTATATAGGAAGCGCAAGCTGGGACAAACGTGTAATGATATTTATTTCTATTATATTTTATTTTGTTCAAGTATATTTTAATTGTACTTCTTGTGTAAAATTTGTAAAAAATATGACAATAATACACAAGAATATATCTACTGTAAAAGATTACATATCTGAAACTATAACCTCTATGGATTATATTTCAAAAAAATGGATACAATATAAAACGTACCAACCATTTATCGAGAAATGCAAAGAGGTCCGCAACATAGCTATCTCTATAAATGATGAATTACAATCCATATCCGCATTGAGACCTAGTATTTCGAAATTCGGAGAGATAGGTAGAGTAATGCGGGTAAATTATATGATGCATATAGATACAATATGGAAAGACACTATAGAATATTGTGTTCAGTATAATTCGTATATGCATTCTATGCTTTCGTTGAAAAATAAAATTGGTAATAATGTAAATTTCTGCAAATTTAGTAAGTCTACTAAATTCAAAGGTTTAATTTATCCACATTTACCATCTGATAAAGCTATAACTAACGATATTACTTTAGATAAAAACATATTAATTACAGGTCCAAATGCGGCAGGAAAAACCACATTATTAAAAGCCACGATGATTAATGTGCTTTTGTGTCAACAGTTTGGTTGCGGATATTTTAAAAGTGCAAAAGTGCAACCCTATGATATTTTAAGCAGTTATATTAATATCCCGGATACATCAGGGAGAGATAGCCTGTTTCAAGCAGAAGCATCAAGATGTAAATGTATATTAGACGAAATAACAAATAAAAAAAGACATTTATGTATATTTGATGAATTATTTTCAGGAACGAATCCATATGAAGCAATTGGTGCTGCGACTGCATATTTAAAATACATCAATAATAACAAACACGTATCATTTGTATTAACTACTCATTTTCTGGATCTTTGTAGAATATTAGAAAAAACGTGCAATGTTACAAATTTACAAATGCAAGTAAATAACAGCGAAAAAGGATTTGTTTACTCGTACAAAATGATCGAAGGTATCTCAGAGATAAAAGGAGGTATTAAAGTATTAGAAGATTTACAATATCCATCTTCTATAATACAAGACAGCAATATGATTATGAGTAAACTTAAAATTTAATACGTTTATATATAGTATAATTTATATCTATTTTACATAGAAGTAATGTTCACGCCTGAAGGTCTTCGTTTAATTGTATCTGTAAGTCTATGTTTTATGTTATTCGGTTCGGTATTGTATTATTTTAATACAAGAATTACTGCTTTAGAAAAAGCTCTCGTTAAGCAAAATCAAGTGTTAAGTGATTTTATAGTAAATGTTAAAAGTAATGTTATGAACCAACCAAATGATTTACCATCGATAAACGGCGGAGCGAGTGAAGAAGCAATTATGAACGCAAAAGCCATATACAGCTCTAGTACACCATCTAATAAAATAATTGTTTCAGAAGACGATAATATTGCATTACTTTCATCTAACCAAGATAAAGTAGATAGTGATAGCGATAGTGATAGCGATAGTGATAGCGATACCGATAAAGAATCAGTAGAAGTACAAGAACTAGTATCCGTACCAGAACCGGCGCAAGAACCAGAACCGGTGCAAGAACCAGAACCGGCGCAAGAACCAGAACCGGTGCAAGAACCAGAACCGGTGCAAGAACCAGAACCGGTGCAAGAACCAGAACCATTAGAAGTACAAGAACTAGTATCCGTACCAGAACCGGTGCAAGAACCAGAACCATTAGAAGCACCAGAACAAGAATATATAAAAAAAGCTGAAATGAAAATTTTAAAGCTTGAAGATGTAGATAATTTAGAACAACTCAATAACCTCTCTAGCAATCAAGAGCAACCAGATACATTATCAAACACAAAGCAACAAGAATATGAAGATATGAAAGTAGCAGAGTTAAAAGAAATGGCAAAACAAAAAGGTATTCCATATACTAATAAAAAAAAATCTGACCTAATAAAATCTTTATTAGAAATGTAATAATATTCTATGCATATTGTAATGAGTTGGGGAATGTGTGAAAGTGGTTCTAATAACATTCATTTTGATTTTCCAGCAATTATGGCGGATGGTCGTACGTATACTTCCTGGCAACCAGGAAGTAAAATTAGTTCTGATATTAAGAAACAATCAGGTATTACTACAAACTGGCAATATAGACAGTATATGCAGAATAACGCAGATACTATTATCCGTTATAACCAATTAGCAGCGTGTGACGATTGTTGCTCGTGTCCTGCAAGATACGGCGAAGAAACAGAAACAAAAAATAAGTCGAATACTCCATTTTTGTATAAATCGTGTATAGATAAAAGCCAACCTTTTGGTTATAACAATAGCGATTTAAAATCGCAATATCTCACAAAATATCAACTACAGTGTAGAATGTTTACCCCAGTTATGAGTCAAGAACAATTATTAAAAGCAGGATATAAAAACTACAATTAAATGTATTGTATAATATAGTTAAACTGATTATACAATATTAACATAATGATAATTAGCATAGATGTTGGAATAAAAAATCTTTCACTTTGCAAATTAGATTCACAAGCAACCATACAATTGTGGGAAGTGATAGATTTGTCTCAAGAAAATCATTCTGCAACTTGTGAACATATAGGAAAAAAAGGAAAATGTAAACATCATGCAACATACACCGTTGCAGATAAACATTTTTTTTGTAATTTGCATATTAAAAAAAGTGAGTATAGTCAACACATTGCACCTCTTTATTACTACAAAATGTTAACAAAGAAAATATCACAAAAAACACTACTAGAATTAAATACATTTTATTCTCTCGAAGACAATACTCAAGAACAATTAAAGGAACACATTTACAATATAAACGCTACTAAAATACCCAAAAGTATATCTGCAAGTGAAATAGATTTGATACAAGCAGGAATAACTATGAGTAAAAAATTAACAGATTGTCTAGACGATTTTTCAAATATTACTACTGTATTGATAGAAAATCAAATTAGTCCAATTGCAACAAGAATGAAATGTGTTCAAGGGATGATAACACAATTTTTTATTGAAAAAGGCGTACATGATATTCATTTTATTTCTAGTTCAAATAAGTTGAAAGCGTATGATGTGCCTAAAAAAACATATAAAGAAAGAAAAAAATCGTGTATAGTAGTAACAGAAGATTTATTGACAAAAGACAAAAATAATAAGAAATGGATTTCTATATTTAAAAATAATAAAAAAAAAGATGATTTAGCAGATTCATATCTTCAGGGTGTGTGGTACATTAATTATAGCACAACATAATTAATTGCGTAGTCATAAACTTAAAATGATATATTTACTTTGTAAACATGGAACCTGAAATTGTAGAACTTGTTGAACTTCAAGATATTCCAAAAATTTCATTAAACAAATCAGATAATAAATTCGTTGAAAATATCAGTTTAAATGAAACCACTCCCACAACCAAACCCAATTCAGTAAATTTTGGTGGTGGTGTAGAACTTTTGATGAATGATAAACGACGAACAGAAGGAAAAAAATCTGAAAATGGGTCAGATATTAATTTAGCAGATTTGAACGACCTAGAAGCTGAATTGAATACTTTAGTGTCTTCTTCTACACCACAAGAAGGTATAAAAGGGAAATCAACATCGAGCTTATTTAAGGATATTATTAGTAATAATGATAAAATAGATATAAGTAAAAAAGAAAATGGGTCTTCTAAAGCAGAAAGTATAAACATAGGTCCAGCCACAGCACAACATACATCTACTACAGACGACGGTTTTAAAAAATTTAATAATATTCCTGTAAATCCAGACATACCCGTTCCTGAAACACCAAAAATGTCAAATGAAGAATTACTAAAACAGAAATTTTCAACGTTAAAGAAACTAGAATCCTTAGAAGCGAAAGGCGTTAAGTTAAATAAAAAATATTCTATGGATTCTAATTTGCAGGAAATGCAAGGTGAATATGAGGTTGTTGTTTCAGAAAAAGAAAAAAGCAACAGCGTAAAATTTCAAGGAAAGATGCTTATGGCGGCGATTACAGGGCTAGAGTTTCTCAACAACAAGTTTGACCCGTTTGATGTCAAACTGGATGGATGGAGCGAACAATTGAATGAAAATATCGATGACTATGACGAAATATTTAGTGAGTTGCACGAAAAATATAAATCTAAAGCAAAAATGGCTCCAGAACTAAAATTATTGTTTCAGCTTGCAGGTTCAGGTATTATGGTACACATGACCAATACGATGTTTAAATCCTCTATGCCTGGTATGGATGATATCATGAGACAAAATCCCGAACTTATGCAACAATTTACACAAGCAGCAGTAAATTCTATGGGGGAACAGAATCCAGGATTTGGTGGATTTATGAACAACTTTATGGGTCCGTCTTCGAGAGAAACACCACAACCAAATATAACACCAGGACCACCACCTGAAGCAATGAAAACTCGTTCAGAGAAAAGTACGCGGTCGCAAGTGCCTGTAAACAGACCAGATATGTCTGCTGCACGTAACAATAATGATGGGGAAAATATATACAATACCTACGAATCTGTTAAAAACCCACCGATGCGTTCATCACCTCGTACCGAAATGAAAGGTCCTAGTGATATAGACAATATTTTATCTGGTCTTAAAACAAAACCGGTAAAGACAACAAGTACACAAAATGTGGTTCCAGTCAAAGACGGAAGCACCGTAAGTATTCAAGATTTAAAAGATATGCAATCGGCTAAACTACCTACTCGGTCCACCAAACGTAAAAAGAGTGAAAAAACCAGTATAAGTTTAGATATATAACTTTAGATATATAAATTATCTATAATGGTTCTGTTTGTGGCGTCGACAACATTATAAACCATACGGTCAATATACACATCATAATAATTAACAGCGTATTACAACAGATTGATTCAATTCTATTTGTATTATTGGTTACTAATATTTCAGGTTGTAATAATTTTATAGTTGCGCGACTATTGCAACATATACAACGGTCTTCATTATGCTGTTGAGACCATCGTTGTATACATTCAGAATGAACGGTATAATTACAATTACACGAGCTAGTATAAATATCATTACCTTTTAGTAATGGAGCTTCATTTGACCCATCATAACATATTAAACATTGGTTTATTTCAGACTCATCGTTATTATAGACATCTTCTACATCAACACATATTGACATAATATACTTTAGTATATTATGTTATTACCTTATAATATATAATATATAATATATCTATATCAATATCAATATCAATTTAATTATAATATATATAATATAATATGTCGTTATGTTTAATAGCTAGATTTAAAAATGAAAGACATATAATGTATGAATTTGTAAACCACTATTTACAAGAAGGTGTAGACTGTTTAATCTTAGTGGATGATAATTCAGACGATGATTATATGGATTTAAATAAAGATTGGATGGATAATTTAATTGAAACAAAGAAAATAATAATTAAAAAAGCTACATTAGATCAACATCAAGAATACAATTTACATTTAAACGAAATTAAAAAATTTGAATGGGTAATTATGTGTGATATGGACGAGTTCATGTTTAGTGTTCCGGATAATTCAACATTAAAAAGTTTAATTAATACTAAACTATCTAGTTATGATTCTATTCGTGTTCCTTGGAAATTATTTAATCATAATTGTTATTACCAGCCACAATCTGTAATAAACGATAATGTATATACTCATCAATCGCCATTAGATTCTACTTCACCATCCAAAGGATATAAATATATAGTAAGAACTAATACTATTATAAAACTAAAAATACACGATTGTATAATTAAAACAAAAAGCATATTAACTATATGCGATTGTCACAATAATTTAATTCAAAATAACCATTATAGAACTCAATCAGAAGAATATTTAAGAGGTGTTAAAGAAATGAGAGGTGGTGGAGTACGTAAAGAAAAATATAAAGGGTTTGCCGCTCACAAACAACCCATTTATACCAAGCAATGTAGATTATTAATAAATAAGAGAAAAAAATTGATAAATAACTGTCTGTCAAAACAACAAGTTAATCCTAAAATATATACTTCGTCTAGTTTTGCAAAAGAACAACATAATATGTAATTAAAATTGTAAATATAATAAATTAAAGATAAATCTTATTATATAACTAAATGAAACTATTCAAGATGCTAGGGTGTTTATTTTTAAATCCATACTTTAATAATAATATTGATTATCTTTATTTTAATAAACCGGTATGTTTCATTAATTTAAAACGTAGACAATCTATTTTGACAAAATGGTATAATTATGACCATAATAAAATATATCGACCAATTAAAAATGACTTACCACATACCTTTATTTGGTCTCCTAATGCTAATAAAACACAACACGTACAATATTTGGTAATTGGTAAATTGAAAGACGAAATATTTGAAGTTGCACATATTATACCAAGACCTTATATTCTAGATGGAAATATGTTGCAATTAAAATCTGACCTAGAACACTATAATACACCCTTGCGATTTGATTATTATAAAGTTACATAAATTACAAAGTTATAGGGATTATTTCTCCTGAACAGTTAAGTATATTAACCGGTTTATTTTTACCACCAGCATTTGTAAATATACGTTGAGTTTTCCAATTGGTTAGAGGTACGGATGGATCATAATACAGAAATACTTTTTTCTTAGGATTAAAAGGTACATTACTACTGGTAGGTCTTGAAAATATAATGTTTGTATTGTCTGAACATATCTGTGTATTTATTGGAGGAGGTGTATATACTCCATAATTAAATAATGCTTGTTCTACAGGAGTAACTGGGAATTTTGGTTTTTGTCCGATTGGATTGTTTGAAATATATGAAAACTTTTGTTTTTTACTCATATTTGTAGAATTTTTTTTATACTGTAAGACTTCAGCTTTACGTCTCATGTCTAAATCTTCTATGGAATAGGATGCATTTGCAATACAAGAATTGGTAGTCCTAGACCAGGTATTCGGTGGTTCAGGACCACCACTTGGCCACGAACGATTACAATTCATTATATATAGACATAATAAATTGTAAAATGTAAAAATGTTTAGGGATTATACATATCATTATTTCCTGCGAAAAACCACCTTGTAGACAAATATCGAGGTTTTGCATCTAATGCATTATTACCACCACCAAGTATATTCAAACATGGACCTTTATCAATAATGGATTGGATTTGATTTGTACCAATAGCAGTATTGAAATACCTTAAGCATGAAGTATATCCGGAAAATCCACCATTCATAGATACATATACATCTCCATAATTTTGTTTGGGTACACTTTCCAGAATATGTCTTTTCACTAAACGACCGTTGATGTATACATCTAACTTGTGTTGTTCATCTACACGTACGATAACATTTACCCACTTATTTAATGGTATATCTTTGATAATAACTTCTTCATTTATAGTTTCAAAAGTATTCATAACTACTACCAAATCATTTGTAGAAGGTGCAATATATAATCCCGGGGCGTTATTTGGCTGATTCATTCCTATTGGAACCTCAGTAACATTTACGTTGTCGTTTCCTTTATGAAAAATATGCTTATATTCATCCTCTCTGTATTGTAAATCGGTTATATTAATCCATACAGACCATGTAAACACTAAACCATCATTTGCATTTTGCGATCTCATAACAGGTATGGATCCTTTGACAGAAGGGTCTTGTGGTATTCGCATAAACTGTTTCGCATCAATCATTCCATTTATCAGTACTGGATCTTGACTTGGAGAGAATATATATGACATAATAGATGTTCCTAAACGTAAAGTCATCACAAATAATATCAACATTAATAAAAGAAAAGCAAACTTTGCGACTATACTATTGGACTCTAGGAAGTCTTTTGTTCCGGATAAATATTTATTGGATGCAAATCTACTAAATACGCCTCCTGTATTTGTATCTCCGGGATTAGAACTCATAACTATATACTAATATAAGATAAATTGTCAGTATGTATAGGTTATATTTCAAAACTGGATTGTTCCTGATTATCTTCTAAGAAACTTACTTTAATTCTATATTTATTGAATAGCGAACCTATAGCACTGCCACCAAATCCAGATTTATATATGTTATAAGCTTGTTGTGGATTTGTTGCATCGTCCCAATATTCAAAATTAGAAGTCCAACCGCTGAACCCTCCGCCCGGCGTAACGGAAATATCTGCATCTGGGTTCACCTTGGCTACTCCAGGCAATACACACGTGCGTACCAATTTACCATCAACGTACATATCTAGAGTACGACCGTACAAACTTATTATCAGATTTACCCAACTTTGCAATGGAAAGTTAGTTATAGAACATTTATGTACGATAGATGTATCTGTCACGGTACCTGTGGTTTGATTTTGTGGGTAACACGAAACAGAAACAATTATATTGTTTTCTACTGCTCCTAATACTATACCAGGACTAGAATATCCATCTTCATCTTTTCTTTCTAATAATACTTTTTCTTCACCAAACCGGTAGTTCCAATCCTGAACATAGAACCACATAGAATAGGTATAATTGCTTGTATTGTTATTATTTGGAAGAGTGCTGGCATCTATAGTTTGCGATACATCCCCTTCTTGCATGGTAGTTAAACTAGTAGATGCTTTAAAAAATACTGTTAATATTAGATACAATACTACTAGAACTACAAGTATAATCAATACCGTTTTGACGATTTCCATATTATATAATAGAAACAGAAATTATCTAAAGTATTGGTTGTGGTAATCCTTTTAATGTCTTATATGCCAATCGAATATGTCTTTCTTGAAGAATTTCTTTATGAAATACCACATTACATATGCCTCCCTCTATACCTCGTTCTTCGCCTACATTTATATTTTCCATAGTCATATATGGAGCGATGTTTGGTTTTGAGCCTACCAGCGTACCATTTAAAAATACATCCATATTTGCACCATCATAATTAATGACTATATTGTTCCATGTTTGATAATTTAATTCATCCGTTTCATATATTGTAATTTCATCATCCCCTTTAATATTACAGTTTACTCGTAGTTTAGGTGTAGGAAAAGCACCTCCATAATATTCGACAGCTGGTTTCCTTGCAAATTCAAATATATTCGTCCATTTATTGTAGGAAGCTCTCGTGTTTGGAGGCTGTGGATTAATCCAAAACCAAGCCGATAGTGAATACTTATAAGCTTTATTTTCTACGTTACCTTCGTGTAAAACTTCATAACTTCCTAATTGTGTTTGTTTATCTAAATAAACAGGGTATCTCAATAAAAGATTTCCATCACGTGTTACCAAATACGTGAATAATTTTGGTATTAATATAGTTAATGCTATTAAAATAATTTCAAATGCAAGAAGCAACAATACAGAATTAGTAGTAATATTATATTGGTTTTTAAACCATTCTACCAGGTCTATCATTGCGCACGGTACATACATTATAAATGCAACCATAAGCGAGAGAAATGTTTTTTTTTGATCTTGACTTCCTTTTACAAAGTTAGCAAGCGGGGTAAATACAGAGTATAATAATGCAATTGCTCCAAATAAAATAAATATATTGACCGTATTAGAAAAAATGTCACCTATGTTTGGGACTATGGAAATCAACCATATAAATACATAGATTAACAGTACACTTACACAAACAGTCAATATAGTAAAAATTATTTTTATTGCTACGTCCCAAAATCCAACATCTATTTTTATGCCTGCCTGTGAAAACATATTTTTATTTTGTACAAATAAATAGGTCAATACTTGAAAAATAGCAAACATTAATACAAAAATATTCGCTAGCGCAGGATAGTTTTCAGAAATTCCTAACGGAGACCATTTGTAGATGATTAATAACAAAATTATCATTTCAACAATAGATGCTAGAATATAATATGTTGGATTTGTGATGACTACAGCCATACCGTCATGATAATATTCTTTTATTTTAGATAACATATAATATATGATTATAAGATATCCATACAAAATAACATACTAGACTATAGATTTTCTAGTGATGTTTTCTGTCCATGACAATCTCTACATAGAGCTACCAAATTATCAATATTATTTGTACCACCATTATCTAGTCTAACAGTATGATCTACTTCAAACCACGCTGGAAGCGTTTTGTTACAATTTCCACAACACCAACCTTGTTGCGACGCAACATATTTTTTTTTTGTTTCACTTACAGATCTTTTATTGGAACCTCCAGATTGTCTTAATTTTGTAGAGTATTGTGATTGGTCTACATTGGTGTTTTGTTTCGTCATTTGTAGAAATGGAGTCAATACGTCAGATGTATTTTTATCGATAGGTAAATATTTTATTACTCCGCTTGCAGAGGATAATAATGTTCGTGTATCTGACGGATATTTTTTAAAAAATAAATAAGCAGACATTCCCGCAAAAGCTATTCCTGCCATTTGATAATATTTTGTCCAAGATTTAAGTATAGTTATATATTTTCCATCGTAATACGTGTTGACTACAAAGAATCCTGTTATTAATAATACAAGCAATTCTACTTTCATGTTATGTTATACTATAACAAGAAATTTTCTAGATTTGGTTTAAATTCACTTTATTTATACTAGGTATAGTTTTACTTGGATTTTTTAGTCTTTGTTTGTATTTTACGACACCTATTCGTGTTGGCAATAATGCGATATCCTCGAGGACATCTTTTTCTACCAACAGCTAGTTGTATTTCACTTGGCGAAGACCGACTTGATATAGATTGTCCGCTCTTCACAGATAACCCTCTATTCGAATAAGAACTTCTTCTACTCGCCGCCGGTGGGTCCATATACGTAGAAGACCGTGACTTTAACGAAGACCTCGCGCTTGAAGCATAAGAAGATTGTCCACTTTTCACGCTCGATGACATATTTGGCATAGGAGTTCTATTTTTTAAGGTAGGTTTAGGTACACCGCATACAACGGATAAATATGTGAGGTCTTTCACTAATTCGTCTATTGGTATTCTATCTGCAGCATACGTATCACCGAAACAATATTTAAATAAAATATCTGATACGTGAACGTTTAATGGTATAGAACGAAATTTTCCCACATCACTAAAAGAAACACAAAAATCTACATAGGACATTAAAAATCCCCATACATCTACATTATATTTGTACACTTCATTAAAATATTTCTCCATATTGAAACGTCTACCGTGCGATATACCGTTGGGAGCAACTTCTAAATAACGATCAAGTACTTTGGCAATATAATCAACAAGATAGTTGTATCCTAACGTTCCATTATTAAAACACATGTCATTTACTGACCATTTTCTCCGAAAACTCATATTACTAGTATCATAATTTGCCCCAGAAAGTGTTCTTATTCTTCCTAATACCATAGATATAAAACCTGTATGACCTTCGCCGATACGTTCTGCAGAATGTTCCAATAACTTAGATGCAATCGTTTTTAAAAATGATTTGGGGACAATTTGGTTGTTTTCTTGTGGATAATTTTCTATAATATACTTTCTTATTTGTGCGTTAGTTATTAACGTAAACAAAATATTTGAAAATGGAGAATTAAACATCAAAGGACGATTTTTCACTTCAGGTATCACAGATACATTTGTATTTATTACTCCTGCTAACCCCCAATCAATCACGGTAATGTTAGGCATCTTATTTATGTTTTCTGGAGAATCCCATCCTGTATTTACTAACATATTATCCCCTTTTAGATCTAAATGTAGTAATCCAAGTGCATTCATAGGAACAATCGCATTTTCTAAGGTGTCAATTAACCCCCAGTTTAGTAAACCGAACATTTTTATAGCATAATTTATTGCACTAGTAGAGGTTCTATTATTAATTAAAGTAGCAATAATTTTCATTTCGCTACTTATGCTTACTCCTCCATCAGGAATATTAATAGTACTCATTTTACTAAGAGAACTCGGGTCATTCACATTGCTAGCGGTGATTCCTAATTTATCATTCATTAAATCACATTTTGTATTAAATCCTTTTTTGTCTTCTTCCGATAAGGGTCCAAAATTCTCACATTCAAATATATCGTCTAATAAAAAATAATCTTTGTAATTTGGAATTTGTTTTACTATAGGTAAAATTTTTATATTTTCCTTCATTTCTTCCTTGGCGTTTTTTTTAGTCAACAGTTTAGTGATGTATGGTCTAGTTTGCAATTTAGCATTCAACGCAGGGTCTTGACACTTTATTGGCGGTCTAAACACACATCCAAATCCACCTGCAGCAACGACTTCCCCCGCATATTCTTTGTCTACGGATGAGTTAATATACGAACGCGATTTTCTTGTTAAACGATGTGGCATATATAGTATCATTATATAATTTACATTTTATTTCTTGTATAGATGTATTCCCAAGGCTATAATACCTAGAATCAATATACGTGTTATGAGTTTATCTCTTTCTATGCGTTTGGTATTTGGTTTAACATTACTAGATTTTGGAGTTACGCATTATATAGTATTATACTTATTTCCTGTAAAGATATCCAACAGCAACCAGAATACCAGTTAAAATGATACAAAATGCTATTTTCTCTCTTCTTCTTCTCTCCTGATGATCTTTTACTTCCTTAGGTTTATATTGTTCGTAATATTCTGAAAGAGCTTCTTCAAGATTTATCGTTGGTAAGTTTAGAGCGGTATTGATTTTATTATGTATAAAATGTGTCCATCTTACAAGAGACTGCCGTGATTCTAAATAGGGTGATACCGGGTATTTATCTAAAAATTTACTGAAATTATTACCAATTTCTTCTACAGGCAAAAATAAAGGGAGATTCTGATAAAAATCATAGTATTTTTTCTTGATGACTTCATTCGGAGTTTCAGAATAGGTTAATGCTATTGTGTGCAATACAAACCAATATTGTGGTCCCCATATTTTAGGGTCTAGTGACATTAAACATATAATATATTAAAATTGGCTTAATTAACCACAATACTATATAGTCATACTAATAAACTATAGTAGTTTTTGATTTATTATTACATTAATATTTTATGAATTATACACATTTAATACTCTGGTTATCAATATTGTATATATTATTTCATAGAAATAAATGAACTACTAGATACAAGTATACAAACCATTGAATTGTTGCACACAGAAATGATAAACAGACGATTAAAAAGAAAATTAAAATAGTATTATTGGGAAGATACAATACAATAATAATGTATGATTGGTAATGCTAACGATAATAAGCTGAATATAAATGTCTTGACATATGTCTACATACGCACGCACATTCATCTGTGTAGTCACGATTATAATGTGGATTATAATTTGGTTTTGGATTGAATTGTTGGCATTTAATATCTGGTTTGTAATAAGAGTGTCTAGTACAACACCTGCATTTTTTGTAGTAATGAAACATATACAAAATGTCTGTTGGAATAAATTGTGATTTTATGAATTCACTCATACATTCTCCTCCTCCTTCTTCATCCCACGCATCTTGTATAACCTCTTGTATGGGGTGATGTGTGGATGAAATTGAATCACAATTGTTTCTCATATATACTCTGTGGTTTGGATATCCAAAGGAATAGATATCACGAATGATATCGTCGCATAAGTCGTTTACTTGAAGTGATGAGTTCATGTTAATGTTGGCTTGTTGTATAATTCATATACTTATATATGAGTGTATTTCAATTTTTTTGAATAAGTTCTAAAAGATATAAATACACTACATTATGCATTATAATGTTGAGAAGTTTTAATTTTTGTAATAATTGTGGTGGTAATGGACATGTATTTCATCAATGTAAAAAACCAATTACAAGTATTGGTATAATTGTATATAAACACGATGACGTGACGAACGACATATTATATCTTTTAATACGAAGAAAAGATACATTAGGTTTTGTAGATTTTATGCGCGGGAAGTATAATATACACGATAAGAAATATATTCAAAATATTGTAAATGTAATGACGAATGAAGAAAAAAGACGTATATTGAAATTTGATTTTGATGTGTTATGGAGACAATTATGGGGAGAAAATGTGGGGATACAATACAGAGGTGAGGAAAAAACCTCTAGAGACAATTTTAATAAACTGAAAGCAGGAATAATGCACAAAGATAAATTCTATACATTAGAAAGCATTGTGAATGAATCGCCAAATATATGGGACGAACCTGAATGGGGGTTTCCAAAAGGTAGAAGGAATTATCAAGAAAAAGATATACCGTGTGCTATCAGAGAGTTCTCTGAAGAAACCGGTTATAGGTCATCCAGTATTCAAATTATTCAAAACTTAATGCCTTTTGAAGAAGTGTTTACAGGGTCTAATTTGAAGTCTTATAAACATTGTTATTATCTAGCGAATTTGTGTCAAGAACCACTAGATAGTCCAATATTTCAAAAAACAGAAGTAAGCGATATGAAATGGTTGACTTATAAAGATGCATTACACCATTTTAGGAATTATAATTTAGAAAAAAGTGATATTCTAACAAGAGTTAATACAACGATATTAAATTATAGAATATCTAGATAGTGTATAATATATGGCAAGTGAAATTATAGAATTAAAAGACCCAATACCCGTACAAACGTCCATTCTAGAAGAAAATGAAGATATTATCCCAATACCAAAAGGGATGAAGCGATGTCCGAATGGATATACAAAAATACCTAATACAAATAATTGTCGAAAGAAAAATATAACCAAAAAACGAAAACAAAAAACAGCTACATCACCAATTGAAATATACGATGATACATATTCTTATTTATATCCAACATATGATGACCCAAATTTCACTAAAAAAATAACAGAACGTAAAGAATTTTATGATACACGATACGAGAAACCTTCATTAAGTGATACGATTGAAGAAGTATCTGATAAGTTATGCAACGCGGAATTTGAGTTAGCACCACATCAAATGTTTGTGAGAAATTTTTTATCTTTTCAAACCCCATATAACGGGTTATTATTGTACCACGGGTTGGGTAGTGGGAAGACTTGTACGGCGATAAGTGTTTCTGAAGAAATGAGAAATTATCTTAAACAAATGGGTATAACCCAGCGGATTATTATTGTAGCTTCCCCAAACGTTCAAGAAAACTTTTATTTACAATTGTTTGACGAGAGAAAATTACAATTGACAGATGGTTTATGGAATATAAGAGCGTGCACCGGTAACAAATTCTTAAGTGAAATAAATCCTATGAATATTAAGGGATTACCAAGAGAAAAAGTAATCTCACAAATAAAACGTATTATCAATACCGCATACGTATTTATGGGATATATCGAATTTGCAAATTATATCAATAAAAAGACTAGTGTTTCGAGTGAACTTTCAAGTAGTCAACAAGAAAAGGTGATACAACAAAAATCAAACAAGGTCTTTAAGAATAGATTAATAATAATAGATGAAGTCCACAATATACGTATGACGGAAGACAATAAAGATAAACGCGTGGCAGTAGAACTAATGAAATTAGTTAAAAATGTTCCACACATGCGACTTCTTCTTTTATCCGCTACACCGATGTATAATAGCTTCAAAGAAATAGTATGGCTATTAAACATATTAAATGCAAATGATAATCGACCACAATTTCAGTCAAAAGATGTATTTGAAGCAGACGGGTCATTCAAAGTAAATTCAGAAGGAGAAGAAGTAGGTAAAGAATTACTAATGAGAAAGGCAACTGGATATGTTTCCTTTGTTAGAGGTGAAAATCCATATACATTTCCCTTCCGGATATGGCCTTCTGAGTTTGAGCCAGAAAGAACTAGTATAGGAATGCAGCCGCCAGTTATACAAATGAACGGTACGAATATTATTAGACCTATAGAACTATTGGATTTATATACAAGTCCTATAGGAGAGATACAACAAATTGGGTATGACGTCATTATCGATAACTTAAAAAAAGATATGATTGGAAAGGATGGGTCCACATTATTACCTTCTTTTGAAAATATGGAGGGGTTTGGTTATACTTTATTGCAACGACCTTTAGAAGCATTAAATATTATTTATCCTGATACAAGATTGATAGACGGTTCCGAAACGGTGGTGGATTCAAAAGAACTAGTAGGGAAAAATGGATTATCGCGTATAATGCAATTTCAAGAAACTATGACACCCTTATTTAGAGGGGATTTTGAATATAAATCCACAATTTATGGTAATATATTCTCTCCAGAAGAAATAGGAAAATATAGTGGTAAAATAAAAAATATTTGCGATTCTGTAAAGAGTTCTGAAGGTGTTATATTAATTTATTCGCAATACATCGATGGTGGACTGATACCGATTGCGTTAGCTTTGGAAGAAATGGGAATGAGGAGGGCAGGTGGACGACGTTCGTTATTTAAAGAAGCAAAAACAGAAGAAGTAGATGCCATTACGTTTAAACCTATGTCTGAAACAAAAGACTTTTCTACGGCATCATATGTAATGATAACCGGCGATAAAGCAATCTCTCCAGATAATGTTAGTGATTTAAAACTGTCAACCAATTTGGATAATAAAGATGGAAAAAAAGTAAAAGTGATATTAATCTCACAAGCAGGTTCTGAAGGGTTGGATTTCAAGTTTATAAGACAAGTTCATGTTCTGGAACCTTGGTATAATATGAACAGAATAGAACAAATCATAGGAAGAGCGGTAAGAACGTGCAGTCATAAAGATTTACCTTTTATAAAAAGAAACGTACAAATATTCTTGTATGGATCGTTGTTGTTGAGACCAAGAGAAGAAGCAGCAGATATGTATGTATATAGACTAGCAGAACTGAAATCGCTACAAATAGGTGTAGTAAGTAGAGCTTTGAAAGAAATATCAGTTGACTGTATGTTAAATTCAGACCAAACAGGATTTACAATAGAAGAAATGAATACCACGGTTCGTCAACTGCTTTCATCTGGTAAAAATATCAATTACGCGGTAGGCGACCGACCTTACACGTCTACGTGCGATTACATGAGTAAATGTAGTTATACGTGTATGCCAAACAGTAAAATTGACGACAATAACATAAAATATGACACGTATAATGAAAGTTTTATTATGATGAATAATGATAAAATAGTTCAGCGTATTAGGGATGCATTTAAGGATAAATTTTTTTATGATAAAGAACAATTGATTCAAATAATTAACGCAGTAAAAAAATATCCATTATTACAAATAAATGCAGCTTTGAATTTGCTTACAGAAGATAAAAATGAATACCTGATTGATATGTATGGACGTACAGGAAGATTAGTAAATATTGCAGAATTATATCTGTTTCAACCGTTAGAATTAAAGAATAAACAGATATCTATTTATGACCGTTCTACTCCTATTGAATACAAACGTTCTGAGTTATTATTCGAGCCTATAAATGACCCAGAAACGATTGTTTTACAACAAAATGATGTATCATTTAAAAATAAAAACCAGGGAAAAATAATAATAGAAAAAATGCGGGAAAACTTTGAAACCGCAATTACTCCACAATCTATTGATGTTGGAACGGACGATTGGTACACGTTTTGTAGTGTGGTGTTGCCTATACTAGAACAAGAAGGTTGGGAACGTTCTATGTTAGAACAATTTATAATAAATCATATTGTTGAATCTGTACTTTTTAATGATTTTTTAATATTAATAAATTATTTAGAATTGTTAGATGATGATGATATATTTATAAAAAGAATACGAGAGTATATACGTAGTATTGAAATAACATCATCAGGAATAACAGGGATACTTCTTCAAAATATAGGGAAACAACAGTTAATCGTAACTTCAGGAAAAAGTTCTAGGACCTGGGATATAGCACAATCTCAAGATTACGAAGATTTGAAAGAAGCGATTTCATCCAAAATTGGTGAAATATTGCCTATATCCGAAAAATTGGCTGAATATGTGGGATTTATGGATAATTTCAAAAAAGATTATATGGTTTTTAAAATACGAGATATGAAACAAAAAAGAAATACTGGAGCTAGATGTGATCAAGCAAGTAAACCAAAATCGATAAAAATATTAAACGATTTGGGAGAAAGCCAATACACCACAAAAAGCAAATTAACTAGACATGAGTTATGTGTTATCCAAGAATTTGTTTTAAGAAAATATGATTTGCAGCGAGAGAACAATAAAAGGTGGTTTCTAAAACCTTCAGAAGCATTAATTATTAATGATATGAAAAAAGATAAATGAAAAAATGAAAAGATTTAAAATTATACGCTAATAGTATACAATGTCAGTTACCACAGAATCCACAAAGATTATTGCCGCAACCAAACGTGATGCAAATAAAAAGAGAAATACAACGATTAGTATATATGCACCAACGATGATAACCAAACGTCTAATGATACCAATTGTTAATGTTGGAGATAACATCAAGGAAGTTTTAGAGAAAAAAATTGGTTTTGATATAGAAGGACGTTGTATTGTAGAAGGTTACGTAAAACCCGGTAGTTGTAGAGTATTAAGCTACTCAAGCGGTGAGCTATTTAACAGTAGTGTAATGTTTGATGTAGTAATTGAGTGCTTGGTGTGTTGTCCGGTCGAGGGTATGCATATTAATTGTATCGCAACAAATATAACTGAATCTGCTGGTATTAAAGCAGAAACAGACGAACAACCAAGTCCAGTCATTATATATGTTGCACGGGATCATCATATAAATAATCAATATTTCTCAAGTGTTAAAATAAATGATACTATAAAAGTTCGTGTGATAGGACAGCGTTTTGAATTAAACGATAAATACATTTCTGTAATTGCGGAATTAATAGAAGATAAATCTGCAAAATATGCTCCTAAGAAAAAAACAAAATTGGTTATAAAAGAATAAAATGATATTAAAAACATTACTATTATTATTAGAATTAGTATATATGGCAGATTTACGTAATCTCAAAGAATATATTGAAAGTATGAGTAAACATCACCAAGTAGAAGTATTGAGAATTTTAAAATCGAGTTCAGATACACATTTAAACGAAAACCAAAACGGAACTTTTGTTAATCTCTCTTTGCTAACTGCGGAGGAAATTGATGCTTTGAATGATTATAGCGAATATGTCAAAGAGCAGCAGAAAACACTTGCTTTAATTGAAGCAAAAAAGCAAGTCATAGCAAACAAATACTTTAAGGATTATAAATACTATAATGATAATAAAGATACTATACTAGATACATGAAGTAACCCGCACATATGCTGTCTAAATTAACACCACATATGTTGACGAAAGAAAGACTAGATGATTGGCTTAGTAATGTAAATGTAAATGTAAATATGAATACTAAGCCTACCGGGTTAAAGTCTAACAATATACAAAAAACAACACCAAAAATAAAAAATAATATCGTTATCACACAAAAGGATAAATTATTTTGGTCTTTTTATATAATTGTATGTGGTGTGGACGGTTACAACGAAATCCAGTCAAAAATATTTACAACGGAAAATGATTTTAAATATGAAAGTATTACTAAAATCAGAGAAAAAGATAAAATGTTAAAAAGTGTAAAGTTGAAAATACAAGATGTTGAAAGCGAACTTATTTCCAATAAGAAAATAACTATGAATGTTTTACACGCTCTAGCAATTGCGTACGAAAAATCGATTGTTTTTATTCACGACAGAATTTACTATGAATTTCCATATGGGGAAACTTATTTTTTAATTGAAAGAAAAAAAAACGATTTAATTTTGCATTTAAATGACCAATATGCAAATATTTTACAAATTAAAAAAGATTTGTATCATATCAATAATACGAACAAGAAGATTAAAGGTATTGGCTCTTTTACAGCGAAAGAAGTACAAGAAATCGCTGTAAAATTACAAATAGAAACGGTTTCTGAAACAGGGAAACCTTTGACAAAAACAAATTTATATAATGCAATCGTTATAAAAATTGAAAAATTGACATAAATATTATAGTATATTATCTATATATATCATGACGAATACCACTCCCATCAAACAAACACTTGATGGAATTCTCAAAACATATTTAGATAATATACAAAGAGGCGGACGGGATGGAACAAGTGAAATGGAAATCCGGTTCGGCACCGCTAGAGGCATGAAACCAGTATCTAGAATAGAATACGATGATGTTATTAAACGATTAATGTCCGCAGGATTTACACTAAGAAACTCTGAATATCACCTTCGTATATTCAGCGAATATACTGATCCTAAAACAGGGGTTACACGGATATCTAATGTGCGCGCGGAACTATCCGGGCTTTCTACTATTTCAGAATATTGTAAATCGGATACTCTTGATAAAATTTATACAGATGGCAGAGTAAAATTTATACAAAAGTCTTTTCAACGGATAAACGGCGATATTGCGGAACCATACGACGCGACTGATTATAATTTTAAAGCAACGCTTAGTTTAGAAAAAGATTTAACACAAACCAAATTAGCAAGGTCGATGGTTACCTCGTGGAAAGATAGTAAGAAAGAATTTAGATATTTAAATCGTCACAGTTTGGTGCATCCAGATTATCCATTTGTAGTAGATATGAGCATTGTACGACAATCCGCAAGAAAAGGTCGTAATACAGAAAGAAGTTACACGTTTAAGGATGCTAAGTTGCAATCTTCACAGGATAAATATGAGATTGAAATAGAAGTAAACAATTATGATGTGGGTATAGGGACAAAATATAATACTCCTTTGGAGTTGGCGTCTGTCATAAAGAAAACTATTATGTTGATTTTATCAGGTCATCAAAATACAAATTATCCCGTATCATATCCAGTACAAAAAGATGTTCTGGAAGACTATATGAAACTAATATGGGGGAGCAAGTATAAAGAGGGGCAGAGGGTTTACCCCAAGAACTTTTTGGGTCCTTCCTCTATTGCTTTGCAAGTAAGTAATATTTCAGAAGAAAATGAAGATGCAAATATACCCAACATACGTACTGGATATACCGTAACGGAAAAAGCAGATGGAGAAAGAAAACTGATTTTAATTTCAAACGATGGAAACATATATTTATTAGATACTAACATGAAAGTGCAATTTACAGGATCTAAAACACAAAACAAAGCTCTTTATAATTCTATTATAGATGGGGAGCATATTTTACACGATAAAGAAGGTAATTTCATTAATTTGTATGCGGCGTTTGATGTATATTTCGTAAATGGAAAAGACATCCGAACTTTGGGGTTTATGGGAGTTGTGAATGATGATCCTACTAATTTCCGTTTACCACTATTGAATGATGTATTTCAGCAACTTAAACCTCACGGAGTTAACGCCATAGGGACACCTTCTCCTATGAGATTTGAAGTGAAAACATTTTATACTAGTACCGACACACAAAGCATATTTCAAGCTTGTTCCTATTTAATGACAAGAATAAAGGATGGTATTTTCGAGTATGAAACAGATGGACTTATATTTACACCTATGCTTACTGGGGTTGGAAGTAATAAGATTGGCGAAACTACACCTCCTCGTAAAATAACGTGGGACTTGTCGTTTAAATGGAAACCACCAGAGTTTAATACAATTGATTTCATGGTAACGTTTCAACGTGGAACCGATGGACAGGAAAATATTAAAAATTTATTTCAAACTGGTACAGGTCTTACCACCTCCACGCAGCTGACACAATACAAAACTGCGGTGTTAAGAGTAGGCTTTGATGAAGCAGTTCATGGTTATACAAACCCGTGTTTAAATGTTATTGAAGACAATCTTCCTATAGTAGGCGACAAAGATAATGAAGAGGGATATAGACCAGTACAATTCTTTCCTACAAACCCTAACGATGATGATGCAGGCATATGTAATCTTCTAATGATGTCTGCTCCAGGCGGAACGAATGAAGTGTTTACAGAGAACAAAGAAGTTATTGAAGACAATACTATTGTAGAGTTTCGATACAACGATACAAAAGAAAAAAAATGGAGATGGGAACCTTTACGTGTAAGATATGATAAAACAGCGGACCTCCGTAGTGGTGGTAAAAATTTTGGGAATGCCTATCATGTTGCGAATAGCAACTGGCATTCTATACATAATCCTGTGACAGAAGAGATGATTTCAACCGGACAAAATATCCCTGATATGGTAAGCGACGATGACGTATATTACAATAGAGTATCCAAATCAACAGTTACCAGGGCTTTGAGGGATTTTCACAATCTGTATGTTAAAAAAAAATTGATTTTATCGGTTTCAAAACCAGGAAATACACTTATAGATTATGCGGTTGGTATGGGTGGCGATTTTACAAAATGGATATCCGCAAAATTAGGATTTGTGTTCGGTATTGATATTTCAAGAGACAATATTGAAAATAGAATGAAAGGAGCGTGTGCTAGATATCTTAATTATAAAAAACAATTCAAACAAATGCCTAGTGCGCTATTTGTTGCAGGAAACAGTTCGGCGAATATTCGCGACATGAGTGCTATATTTACTGAAAAAGGAAAACAAATAACAAATGCAGTATTTGGAAAAGGTGCTAAAAATGCAACAGAGTTAGGAAAAGGAGTATATAAACATTATGGTATTGCAGAACAAGGTTTTGACGTATCATCTATTCAATTTGCAATTCATTATATGTTTGAAAATTTAACAACGTTGAATAATTTTGCAAGAAATGTAAGCGAAACGACTAAAGTAGGTGGGTATTTTATTGGGACTTGTTATGACGGTAAACGCGTGTTCAATATGCTTAATGGTACAAAACAGAATGAGAGTATCCAACTGAAAGATCGAGATATTAAAATGTGGGAAGTAATAAAACGTTATGATAGAGATGAATTCGTAGCAGACTCCACTTCTGTTGGATTCACAATAGATGTATATATGGAGTCAATTGGTAAAATGTTTAGAGAATATTTAGTAAATCTCGACTATCTAGATACTTTAATGATTAATTATGGATTTACGTTAATAACATCTGAAGAAGCAAATGTATTGGGATTACCTGGAGGCAGAGGGACATTTCGCGATTTATATGCAGGAATGGAAGATGAAATAAAGCGCAATCCTAAAATGAAATCCGATTACGGAACAGCTTTTGATATGACAGATAACGAGAAAACAGTATCCTTTTTGAATAATTATTTTGTCTATAAAAAGAATTATAATGTAGATGCAAAAAATGTATCCATGAATTTAATGGGACAAACCATTCAAGAAGAATTAAATGAACGAGAAGAAAGTGATAAAGCTAGTAAAATTGTAGAATCAGTAATGAAAGAACAAGCTCAAAAAAAACCTACTAAAACAAAAAAGAAACTTACATTAGTTGACCCTCAAGAAAAAAAACCACCCAAACCAAAAAAGAAACTTAATGTAGTAGCTGAAAGTACCTAAATAATATATTATATGATAATTTATGGGTTATTATTCTCTACCAGCATTACCATTATACGATGATATATCAAATATAATTGAAATACAAAAAAAACCTTTAGAAGAAATACTACCGATTATCAATAAAACATTAGCTAAATATATTAACGGTGCTAAATGTGAAATAGATGATAGACAAAGTGAATGGAGAAAATTTAAAAAATATACAAACTCTTACGAATATATTCATTCCAATATTCCAAACACGAAAATATCAGTTTGTAAACTGATACCTATCTCTCGTTCGTTTTATAAAATGATAGAAACTTGTGATATATTGGATTTGTTTCAAGAGTTACCGAAAGAAAAATGTAAAAGTTTTCATTTTGCGGAAGGTCCTGGAGGTTTTATTGAAGCTATTGCGTATCATAGAAATAATAAAAAAGATAAATATTTTGGTATGACGTTGACAGATGAAAATAATACAACTACAATACCTGGTTGGAAAAAAAGTCAGGATTTTTTGATGAAAAATAATAATGTAACCATTTGGTCTGGATATACGAAAGACGGGGACTTGTTGAAGCCTGTAAATTTAAAGCAGTGTTTTTTACAACATAGTCAAAGTTGTGACATAGTAACAGGAGACGGTGGGTTTGATTTTACGATAGACTATAATCATCAAGAACAAATGAGTCTATCACTTACATTCGCTCAGTGTGCGTATGCTATAGCGTGTCAAAAGAAGGGTGGTAACTTTATGATTAAAATGTTTGATACATATACCCAGCCATCCATCGACATTTTATACATACTTGCAACTATATATCAAAACGTATACATTTATAAGCCACGCTCTAGTAGAAGTGCTAATTCCGAGAAATATATTATATGTAAAAATTTTAAATTATCTGACAGTAAACGATTAGTTAATACGATGTTTAATGTGATAAATAATTTTTCAGAAGGACGATATCCTTATAGATTTTTAAATATTGATATTCCATATAATTTTATATGCTCTATACAAGAATTTAATGCAATTCTCGGACAACGACAGTTAGAATGTATTTCATCCACTTTATCTCTAATGGATAATAATGTTAAGGAACGTTTAGAAAATCTAAAAAAAATACATATTAACAAATGTATTAACTGGTGTCAAAAATATAAATTACCTTATAACAAATACATACATACAACGAATACCTTTTTTCCTTCGTCCAATAACATAGATTAACATTTGTATGTTCTATCTTTTAGTATATTCAACGGATTGCATACATTATTTTTGTTTTTAGACCTTTTAACATTTTAAATTCTGATTATTCTATTTTAAAATGAATGATTCTACCTGTTTCTAATTTAATTGACAACTCAATGGTAAATTGATTTACTTTAACCATATTAAGTATTTCTTTGACTGTTCCTCTCGCGTCCTTGCTTTGAAATGACATACAAATATCATCGCACCATTTATAACCTTTTTCGCCATTTTCCTTTGTTAATTTGAAATTAAATGTAGTAGTTTGTAATATTTTTTGGGTTGGCATAGATTTCCATATATCAACTAAAACAGACCGATAACTCGTATTGGTTGATATATTTTCTTCTTCTTTTTTGATTATACATCCTTCAATCGTTGAGTGTGTAATCTGAGTCATATTAAGTTCATTTTCTGTCATATATTGTTTTTTTGGTGTAAGTATAAGTTCTCCATTAATAATTTCCTGAATATACTTTTCAATATTTGGAATACGGATTAGTTCGGTCATTTTTCTAGTTATTGAATTATAAGTATTATTTCAATTTTTTATAAGTATTATTTCAATTTTTTATAATATCGGCATTTTAAATGTTAAAAGCTTAAGACAACAATTCTTTGTAAATGATAAACAATATTTTGGACTCAACCAATTAGCCTAAAAAATTAAGTAAAAAAATCCATTAACCAAATAATGAATTAAAATATAATTCATATATATAATGGAACGTCCATTGATGATGGTTATACACTCGGTAGTGATTGCTTTAGTTTTATATGTATTTATGATATTTGTA